GCGGCGCGAGCTGATGGAGGGCAGGTATCATGACTTCATGACCCGGAAAAGGCGCGACAGGCGGTTTGATCGCTCCCTAGAACGCGCCATGAGGACGGGCGAGCCGCTTTCACAGCGCCACATCGATCGCATCCTGGAGCGCTACAGTGACCGGCTGCTTATTTTGAGAGGCGAGACCATCGCGCGGACAGAATCATTGAACGCGTATACGGCAGGGCGCGAGGAAGCCAAACGTCAGCTGATCGAGAGTGGCAAGGTTGCGCCCGAGTACGTCACTCGCCGATGGGATGCGACAGGCGACATGCGCACGCGCGAGGACCATATACGCATGCACGGCACTACGGTCACAGGGTTGGAGCCGTTCACGATGCCGGACGGCTCGCAGATGATGGCCCCGCGCGATACGTCGCTCGGTGCAGGGCCAGAGCAAGTCATCAATTGTCGGTGCCTCGAGGTGCTGGAGATTGATTTTATCGGCAACTCGGCGAGGCTAGTATGAGCTTCAGCGCACAGGTGGAGAGGATGGCAAAGGTCGCGAATGCGCGCATGATCGCCACGTTTCAGCAATCGACGCAAGAGGTGATTAACACTGCGCAAACGCCGACTGCTCAGGGCGGCAGAATACGGGTGGATACCGGATTTTTGCGCAACAGCGGGCGAGCATCATTGGTTGATTTTCCCGTTGGGCCAACGCGGCCACAGCCGGGCGCACAATATGACTGGTCGGCGAATGAGCAAGATATGGTGTTGACCGTTGCGAATGCAGAATTAGGCGATACGGTATATTTCGGCTGGACAGCTGATTACGCGCGCATTCGTGAGGTGCATGACGGGTTCCTGCAGGGAGCGGTCAAGGACTGGCCACAGATTGTGAGCAGAAACGCGGCGAGCGCAAGGGCACGAATCAAATGACAATCAAATATAGCAAGCGCCGAAGCGTGTTGATTGTGGCCGATGGGCCAAGCGCGACAGTCATGCGCACTATGTACGTGCCCCAAGAGATATACGTTATCGGAGTAAATGGTGCGGTGCAGTGGCTGCCGCGCGTTGATGCGTTTTTCACGCTGGACCCGAGCGAGCGCAACAGGTGGCTGATGCAAAACCAGCGGCCCGGCGTGCGCTATTTCGCGGCAGTGCCATCAGATTACGGCACAGCAGAAGCGGCAAGTCCAGCGCATGGGCCGCCCAAAGAGCGCAACGTAACGTTCCTGCGGCGCGTCACTGCTGGCGGCGTCATGGGCAGCGCGGAGGGCATGAGCAACGACCAGGCAGCAATCCACAGCGGCAACAGCGCGTGGGGTGCGCTTGGGATTGCGCATCACATGCAGGCGAAGCGGATCGGCATTGTCGGCGTTGATGGCAATCAGGAGCCGCGCGTATCAGGCGGGCGGCCTAATAATCTTGATCATCTGCCGTGGCTTTTCTCAACATATGACGGGCCGGCAGAAGTGCGCAACGGATCGCCGCGTAGTGCCGTTCAGTGCTTCACAAAGCATTCAGCAGCGGAGGTGGTGCAATGGTTACTGTAACCTGTGTGCTGCGCTCTGGTGGCGTTTTCAAGCGCCTGCACGTGGATAAGCTGCGTCGGTCGGTGGAGCGGTGGTTGAGCGCAAAACATGAGTTCGTTTGCTTGGATGATGACAAATTAGAGCATGGCTGGCCGGGCTGGTGGTCAAAGATCGAACTGTTCAAGCCGGGCAGGTTTTCGGGCCGCGTGCTGTATATTGATCTGGACAACGTCATTTGCGGTCCGCTTGACCCGTTGATTTACGGCACGGGGCCGGTCTTCATGCGCGATCTGCATGTGGACATGATTTCAAGCGCGGTTATGGCGTGGGATGCTGGCGACCTAGATCACATTTACGAATCGTTCGCAGCTGACCCGGAAGACGCGATGGACGGCAAGCACCGACCGGCAGGGCAGGCGATATACGGCGATCAGTCATGGATCCATAAGCAGATGCGCGGCAAGCCCTATCAGTACATGCAGCACATCAGGCCGGGCAGCATCTGCAGCTGGCGTGACGAGCCAGGCAAAGCTTCGATTGCGTGCTTTTTCCATCGCGACAAACCATGGAACAGCACGGGCTGGGCAGCTGACCTGTGGAACCAGGCATGAGGTGGTACATACTCGCATCAGGCCCGTCACTGGCGCAGGCAGACGTCAGAGCGGTACGAGGCCGCGGCGTTGTCTGCGCCGTCAATAATACGATATTTGCCGCGCCGTGGGCTGATGTGCTGTTTGCGGCAGACACAGACTGGTGGAAGGAATACGGGCGGCAAGTCGCAGGCATTAAAGCGAAAAAGATCGCTGTATGGCCGCGCGCGAAAAACTATGGCGCAACGGAGATTGTGGAATGCGAGAGCGGCACAGGATACAACGCGGAGCGCATCAGACGCGGAGGTGGGCGAGGCAATAGCGGATATATGGCGATCTGTTATGCAGTGATGCAGGGCGCTACTGATATCGCGCTGTTAGGTTTTGATATGGCGCACTCGTTTGGTAAAAAGCACTGGCACGGCGATCACCCTAAGCACATGGGCAACGCGACCAACCCGGATGAATGGATTCTGGGGTTCGAGCACCTGGCCCGTGACCTGGAATTAATCGGAGTGACAGTTGTCAATTGTAGCAGGGTTTCACGGTTGACGTGTTTCCCGCGGATGACGTTGGAGGCGCTGCATGGAGTATGACGTTTTGACCGCGGGGCTTGACGTGATATCAGAGATTCCGAGCTTGCCGCCCGCCGCATGGCCGAACATGAAGCCGGAAAACTGGCCGCCATCGGACAATTTGTGGGTTGAGGTGTCACATTTCCCCAGCGAGCCGATCGAGCATTTTTGGGGCAACATGGCACAAATCGTGTTGCGCGGATATTTTCAGATTCTTGTCTGCACCAGGCCTAACCGCGGTGTTTTGGCGCAGCAAGAGGCGTCGCGTATTGCCGGGCACTTGCCGAAAGGTACGCAGATTGGCGCGGTCTACACAGACCGGCATGGCGTGATTGCGCCGATGCTGGTCGACGATGACCGCATAGTAGTACCCGTGCGGATCCATTACCAGGGGTTCGTCACAATTTATTAAACTCATGAGGTTGAGGCAATTATGGCTACTGGACAAACAAATATCGGGGCTAAAGTCTATCTGTCAGACTCCCCATTCAATGAGGACATCGACCTGTCTGATGCGCAGGGCGCCAGCTACACGCAGTTGCCGAACGTTGGCAATGTGGACGATACGGGCGTAGATCAGGACGCGGCAGAATATCCCACTTGGGATAGGGCGCTGACGGTCAAGGGCAAGGGCGCTGCAACAGGCATGACCACCAGCATTGAGGTGTTGGACATACCCAGTGCGGGCATGACTGCGTTTCTTGCCGCTGCTGCAATCGACAATCCGGACAATTACATTCTCAAAATTGAGTGGTCTGATGGATCTGTCGAATACAACCGCGGCCTGGTGTTGTCGCCAAGCCTGCCGAAGGGAGCGAATGACGAATTTCGGCGCATTGTGTTCCCGTTTGCCATCAACCAAGAGCCGCTGTTCGACGACGCTGGCGCGACTAACACTTAATTCACCCACAACCGCCTAGCGCGGGAAGGATAATTATGAACATTGATATTTCAAATATTGCACCGAGTGAACGCGAGGTTGCGCTGCAGCATCCGGGCACTGGTGACGACCTGGGTATGATCTGGACGCTGCGCTCGCCGCACGATCCGCATGTTCTGGACGTGCAAAGGAAGTTTCAGGCGGACCGGCTGAAAAAGCGCCGGGCTGATATGAGTCCTGACGAGTTCGAGGCGTTGCAAATTCGCACGCTTGTAGCGCACGTGTCCGGATGGAGTTTCACTGATCCTAATTTGACGCTAGACGGTGAACAGCCGATATTCTCGCAGAATCTGTGTCAGCAGGTGCTGCGTAAGCATGTTTGGATTCGCGAATGGCTGAACATCGAAACCGGCAATGCCGCTGATTTTTATCGCGGCTCGGAGAACGGCTAGGTGACCTGGTCTCGTACACAGTCCGCACGCGGTTATATCGCAACGCGGCAGGCGAGACCACAGAGGACATTGCCCGGCGGTTTGGGCAGCCCCTACCGCCGGAGCCGGACCTGCCGAGCCATGCCGATTATTTGTGGCGCTGGTACTGGGATGTGCACGGACGGAGGCAGTATGGAGCGACAACGACACCGGCCCCGCTGACGTGGGCGGAGCTGGAAGCGTGGCAGCGGTGGCGACAGATTGAGCTGACGGCGGACGACAAAGCCGTCATTGAGCAGATGGACGTAGCGTTGGTGACAACGTGGGCGCAATTAGCGGAACAGGAAAGAGCGGCGGAAAATGACAGAGATCGCTAACTTAGCACTGACAGCAGACAGCACCGGCGTAGTGCGTGCGACAGGCGACCTGGACAAGTTGGCAGATTCTGCACGCAAGGCAGAAACGACCGCACAGCGCCTACAGCGGCAGATGACGCAGTTTGGAAGCCAGATGCAGTCAGTCGGTCGCGGCCTGTCAGTGGGTCTTACAGCCCCGCTGGCAGGGTTCGCTACGGCTGGAGTGATGGCGTTTTCCAAATTTGATGACGCGATCACAAAAAGCTTGGCGATCATGGGCGATTTGACCGACACCATGCGCGATGACGTCATTGCCACAGCTCGACAGCTCGCTACCGAGTCCACGTTCAGCGCTGAGCAAACAGCCGAAGCGTTTTATTTCCTATCTGCTGCTGGACTTGATGCGAGCCAGTCTATTTCTGCACTGCCGCAGGTTGTGGCGTTCGCTGAAGCCGCGGCGTTCGACCTGGCGAGAGCAACAGACCTGGCGACTGATGCGCAATCTGCGCTGAGCCTGACAAGCAACGATGCCGCGCAAAACCTGGAGAACCTGACCCGAGTTACTGACGTGTTGGTCGGCGCAAACACGCTGGCAAACGCGAGTGCAGAACAGTTTTCCGAGGCCATCACCAACAAGGCCGGTAATGCGATGGCCCAGCTTAACATCGAGATTGAGGCTGGCGTTGCTGTGCTCGCTGCATGGGCTGACCAAGGTGTTAAGGGCGCAGCGGCGGGCGAGCGGTTCAACATCGTGACACGCGACCTGCAGCGGGCAGCGAGAAACAACGCAGATGAATTTCGCCGTTTTGGTGTGGCGGTGTTCGACGCGTCCGGTAATTTCCGGGATATGGGCGATATTGTGGCGGATCTGGAGCGCGCGCTGGGCGGCATGAGCGTAGAGCAGCAGGGCGCGACGCTGGAAATGATGGGGTTCCAGGACAGGTCGGTCCAAGCGCTGCGATCACTTTTGGGCCTGTCCGACACCATCAAGGATTATACCGGCGAGCTGCAGCAGATGGGAGGGGTGACCCAAGAGGTCGCAGACAAGCAGATGCAGTCATTCGCGTCACAGATGGCGGTTCTGCGATCTGAGATTAACGACGTATTTATCACGATCGGCGAAGGGCTGGTTCCGGTCATTCGCGAGCTGCGCGACGAGACGGACGGCATCATTCCGGTGATTGCGGCGTGGGCGGAGAAGTTCCGCGACATGGACACCGAGACGCAAAAGAACATCATTGGGTTCGGCGCATTCCTTGCTGTAATCGGCCCCGTCCTGATAATCCTTGGAAAGCTGATCTCAGCTGGCGCTACGGTGATTGGCTGGCTGTCGAGGCTCGCCCCGTTGCTTGCTACGGTAACCGGCGCTTTTGTGGCGGTGGGGGCTGCTATAGCCGCTGTTGCCGTTGCGATCGAGCGCAAATTCACTCCCGGCATGGAAGAGGTGAGTTTGGGCGCGCAAATCGTCAACGTGCTTGCCCGCGCTTGGGTTGTGCTGCGCGAGACGATGCTTGGTGTCGGCGAAGTGATGTTGGGGCTGGGCGTGACGATAATTGGCGCGTTGCGGACAATATCAGCGCCGTTTGATGGATTCTTTACTTCGATCGCCCTTGGGTTTGAGCGGCTTATAAACCGAGATTTCAAGGGCGCTGCGGAAGCGGTGCGCGGAATGGGGGACAACATTGCGCAATCATTCACAGAGGCCGCCGCACAGGTCGAGCGGGGCATAGGGTTTACTCTGGATTCGCTGCATGGGCGGATCGAGAATGCCGTAACGCAAACGCACGACTTGCAGTCAAACTTGCTGAAAACTGGCAAAACGGCGGGCGCATCCGGAAAGCAAATCGAAAAGGGCGGACTGCTTGCGATGTCAGGAATCAAGAAGGCCGTTGACGCGTCGTTCGAGCTAATGGAGACGTTCGGCGGCGTGCAAGAGGTGGCCGTCGAAACAAACGGAACGCTCGTTGAGATGGTGGACACAACGCACGAGATGGAGCAGTCCCTGCAAGACCAGATTGAAGCGCTGAAAATGCAAAAGCTAGAGCTGCAAGGCGGTACGCGGGCTGTGCTGGAGTACGAGTTAGCACAGGCGCGCGCCAAAGGCATGACCGACGAACAAGCCGCAGCCGTGCAGGAGCTGATTGACGAGCTGATAGACCTGGAGCGCGAGCTAGACGATGCGCGCGCGGCGCAGGATCGCATGAGCGACGGCATGGGGTTTGCTGCGTTCACCGGCATTCCGCAATTCACCGACGCGATGGAAACAATGATCGACGCGGTTGACGAGGCGGGCAAGAAGCAAGATGAATGGTCGCGCATAACGCAGTACGCGCTCAACGACGTATCGCGGGCGATTGGGGATTTCGTTTCCGGCAACATTTCGTCATTCAGCGACTTTACAGACAGCTTGAAAGGCACGTTCCGCAACATGATATCGGACATGATGACGAGCGCGATTGATGCGGACTTTTTCGGCGCGTTGCAGGGTGGCGCGGGAGTAGGCGGCGCGCTAGGAAATCTGCTCAAGAGCGGGAGCATGTGGATGGCGGTTGGTGGCATGGTGCTGGATCGCGTGTTTAGCAGCCTGTTCAAGCGCCGCGCCCCGCGCTTCGACATTGCCGGACGCGGTGCGGCTGGCCCCGGATTTCTTGCCACGCGCCCCGAGTGGCTCACAACTGATATGGGCGTCGAGGTCGGGTTTAACTTCCGCAGAATGAAGGACGAGGCTGAGCAGGAAATCAAGCAGTCAATCCTTGACATGGACGCGGGTCTGGCTAAATTCCTGCGCGGCACGCCGTTCTTTGAGCAGGCGCAAGAGGCGTTGACTAAGCAAGCCTTCCAGTCGCGTTATGAAGATGACGATAGCGCGTTCCTTGAGCAGCGGTTTGACTTGGTGCTTGATACGTTCGGCGGGTTTGTCAAGGGATTGGTCAAGGCCGAGGGCGACATTGAGGAGCAAATGCAGGCGCTTGCCGACGTTGTGGCGATCAGCCAGCACATGACAGAGGTCGGATTTGCCGGGCTGGATACAGAGCAGGTGCTTGCGGGCATCAACGCGATGCGGCAGGGCGGGGAGGGGTTGCTAGACGCGTTTAACCGCATTACAGCCGCATTCTACGAGTACGCGGGGGCGGTGGCGTCGATGGAAGCAGAGCTTGCCACGCACGGCCTGAACGACTTCCAGCGGTCGATGGTTGACATACAGCTAGACCTGCGCCAGACACAGCGCGGCCTGAACGATATGGCGCAGGCTGCCGGCTTGAGCGGCGCACGTGCTGAGGATATGGCGCGGGCGCATGAGCTTGCGTCATTGCGCATGGCCGCGGCGATTGGACGTTATGAAGAGCAGGCGCGGTCGCTGGTTGAGTCGCTGTTCGGAACTGAGCTAACCCGCCTGCAAGACGAGATTGAGCGCGAGCGGGCGGCAGGCGCGACTGATGAGGATTTGGCCGGGCTGATCGAGCGCGAAGGAGAGTTGCAGCGCGCAGAAGAGGAACGCCAGCGTGTATTGCAGGCGCAGGAGCTGGCGCAGATGCTGGCCGACCTGCAACAGGCAACCGGCGACAGCTTCAGCGATGTGGCACAACGGCTCGGGTTCGAATTGTCGGATTTGTCCGAGGTGCTGGGCGTGGATAATGCCCGGCTGCTGGATATGCTGCAAGATTTGCAAGTGGATCCAATGGCGATTGCCGATCAAATTGACGGGATGACCGACAGGCTGGTTGAGCAGCTGGTTTGGTTGCCCGGCGCGTTCGCTGATGCGCTGGCTGATCGGGCGGGCGCGGTCGATCCGGTAATTCAGCCGCCCGGGAGCGTTGGGCCGCCGGGTGGTGGCGCTCCAGGTATCCCGCCTATTGACGATCAGCTCGTGCAAGCGACCCAAAGCACGACATCGGAGGTTGCGGGGCTGCGTGGAGATATCGGGGAAGCGCTGTCTGCACAGACACAGGTCAGTCAGGATGTGGCGGCAGCAATCGCTAATCTGACGTCCGCACTGCGCAGGATGGACAGCGGGCCGCGCTCTAGTCGCACGGCCAGCGAGGTGCGATAATGACGGGCACAGGCGACCCACAGCCAGACGTGCTTAACCTGTATCTGGTGACGATTGCCCTGCCAGACGAGCCGAGGCAAGACCCCGACCCAGAAGACGCCGCGATGCCGCGCTTTGACCTTATATTCGACGAGCTGCTGCCGTCACCGAATGATTACGACCTGATATTTGACGAATTGCTACCGGAGCCGACATGAGCCAAGCCCACCTTTTTACAAACATGACGCTTGCCCCGGATTTATCCAGCAAGCCCTACGTCCACCATGAGCTGCCTGAAACCATCAACGACAAAGCGGAATGGCAAGACTGCCTGCGCTACCTCGTCACTGATCTAGGATGGACGGAGGAGTTTACCGACGGCGACGACAAAATGGTATTGCGCCCCGCCGCAGGTGCTAGGCCTTATATCCGCTTTGAGTGGGGCAAGCCGGACGACAGAATGATCGACGTGCGCATGTTTGAATCCATGACCGATATTGACACCGGCGTGAATCAAACCCCCACAAGTGGGCAGCGTGGAACCTATGGGCTACAGATAAGATCCGCAGTAGGCGACACCGGCAACGTCGATTGGTTTTTGTTAGCTGACGAAGAGCGTGTGCTGATATCCCCCCGAAGTACACAATCGGGTCGAGGGTATCAGTTTGGGCTAATCACTGTTGGCGGCTACAATGCGTATGACGCGGGTGATATGGGGGCCTTAATATGGTGCAACCCCAGTGTTGGCATCAATGTATCCTACTCTTACGGCCCCATCAGGGGGGCGGATGACATTAGTAGATCAGGCGGGCCTTACGTATTCCGCAAACTAGACGGCACAGGCACAAGCACAGCCTTGAGACAAATAGAAAATATGGGCATGGGCAGCACTCAATACAACGCCGGCGTCAGCAGCGGCGCTGCCTTGGAGTTTCCCGACCCTGCAAGCGGCCAGCTGGTTATGGGGCCCGTCATCGTGCGTGAAGGCCGCAGTCTGCGCGGCGTTGTGCCGGGCATCATGACCCACGCGCACTATAGTGAACGCGTCACTGGCCTTGTAACTAATCTGACCCCCACGTTGCTGCCGGGGCAAGGCGATTTCGCCGGGCGCGAATTTATTGCAGTTCCTACAATTGTTGACACCAGGCCCGCTTACAATACGCTGATACTGGAGCTGTGGAAATGATCTACACTGGCCTCGGCTTCAACGGCAATTACGACAACATGCGGCTGGGCGGAGGCATCCCCGTGCTTGACACGGGGGAGCAAGATCGCAGTGGGTATCGCGAGGGGTCAACGCGCAACAAAGACCTATACCCCGTACCGAATATCCTTGTCGCTTGCTACCACATTCCCAGCCGTCAGATCGTAGCGTTTGCGCGATCTGACGAAAACGGCAAGTACAGGATTGACGGCCTGAATCAATCGGGCGATTACCTGATATTCGCGCACCCCGACCGGCGTAAACTAGGCGACGATTACAATTTCCCGAGGACGTGGGGGCTGTAAATGGCGGAATACGTCCGGCTTGCTACACGCGATTATGTACGCACCGAGAACGTGGACGGCGAGACGGAGGCCGTGCGCTACAGGGGCGATATTGGTCAGTCGATCACGTATAGCCGGTCGATGGCGTTCTGGCCGTGGGGCATGAGTAGCGGCACGCTGACAGCCGGCGCAATCTCAATCGACAACCGCGACGGCTGGTACGATCAGCTGATTTTCCGCGACATGCGCGATCAGCCGATACGCGTCACCATGCCCACAACAGACGGCACCGACATTACCGTCCTGACTGCAATTGTTGATCGTGTTGAAGCGCCGAATGATCGTGAAGTGCTGGTGCATTTAAAGGACAGCCTGACCCTGCTTGATGTGCCGTTGCAACAACAGGTATATGACGACACCGCTGATGATGGCGTCATTGACCGCCCGTTGCCCGTGCTGTTGGGAGTGGCGCGATCTATCCGACCTACAATCTGGCAGGCTGACGTCCCCGGCGAGGACGGCCCGGCCATCCGCATACACGACAGCACGTTATCCGGCGTGGCAAATGTACGTGATCGCGGTGAGCAGCTATCGCCATTCGATGTGCCTCCCGCGTATGTGCTGGACGGGCGCATTGGTAATGCGGGGCTAATCCTGGGTGCAGAGCCGGACGGCGTGCTGACGCTGGACGCCAGCTCATCAGGCGATGCAATGACGCCGCCTGAAGCGCCGGATGCACTGGATGGCGATGGGGATTTTACCCAGCCGTTCAATACGATCACGGAATTGGACAACCCGAACGAGCTGGACGGGTGGACGTTTACTGGCTGGCCGACTACTGATGGATTAAGCTGGGAAACAGCGCGGTTTGAGCCGTCTATGCGACGTGGGCAACAGGTGGGCGGGCGGTTCTTTGGCGGCTCATTACAGACAGGCCGAGCATATTTTTGGAGTGACATGCCGGTCTTGAAGGCCGGCAAAACGTACCGTTGGGAGCTGGACATGGTCACTGCAGTCAGCTTTTGGTCTCACATAGGCTCTAGGGGATATGTGGCGCTATCACACGCCAGGCAGAGGGTTATTGGCCGCGACGAACCGTCTGGCAAAGTCCTGTTTCGAAGGCGAATGCTGGACGCAGACAATAGACCGGGGGTGTATTCTGGCGTTGTGACAATCCCAGAGGGCGATGACCATTATGTGCAGATCGGCACATACAATGGCGGCGGGGTAACAATTGCGTATCTTAAATTCATTGAGTTGGACGTCCCAGATGTGGATGACCTAGAAGGAATCACGCTGTATGACTACCTGGTCGAGGTCGTGCGCAGGGCGGGTATGACGTCCAGCGTGATTGACAAGCCGAGCGTTGATGCCGTCGACCCAAACCAAGAGTCAATCGGGGCATATTTTGAGGCGCCGATTACAGCACTTGCAGCGGCCCGTGCACCGCTGGACTCATTCTGCGCTGATATTCACACGGGCCGCGAGGGCCAGCTGATCGTAGCGAGATTGCGCGACCCTGCGCTGGATGTGCCGACACTCACTGTTGACAGAGACAATATCACGCGCGAATCCGAGGTGTACGTTTATCCGGATGAGGCAAAGGGCTTGACAACGGCGATGGCGGCAGGCAAGAACTGGTATGCATTGCGCGAGTCAGATTTTACCGAGGATGCTGTCACTTTATCAGAGCGCGACAGGTTGACGAGGGATGGGCGGTATATCCGCACCGCCATTTTGCCCGGCGATGAGGAGACCACAGGCACCGGCGGCGAAACAACAGCAGAATGGCCGCGCATGTACAAGCACGCCATAGGTGCCGAGCCGCTGCTGTCGTTGTTTGACGATCCGGACGCGGCACGGGCCGAGATTCAGCGAGTAGCAGATATCTATTCGCAGATGCGCCAGTTTGTCGAGGTCGATATATGGGTTGAGCCGGGCGAGATGATAGAGCTGAACCAGGTGGCGTTTTTTAAATATCCGCGCTACGGATTCGATGACGGCAAAAACATGATCGTTGTCGGCGTCGCGGACTCAATCACGGACAGCGGCAAGCGCCGGTCCGTCTCTTTAACATTATGGGGATAACATGCTGATCACATACCCATCACCGACACTACATGACGGAGCTGGCATTAGCTGGACAGGCACACAAATAACGAGCCTGTCTGGAATGCGCGACGGCCGGGCGGGCGGATTGACGCGGCTCGCGTGGGGCGGGGATGGCACAACACCAGCCAGCAGCGAGGTTATCCGCGCATCAAACACAGATGAGCCGGTCGAGGGGGTGCGAGTCGCAGCGCTGATCAACCTGGAGGGCCTGCCAGCCGGGCTTAATGTAGACGTGGCGCTGAAGCTGGTCGATGGCGCGTATGATTACATGCCACAGACCGTGCAGACTCACCGGACTAAATCCGGGGAAGTGGCGGTGATTGCGGTCTGGCCGGCTGGACTAGATCCGGTCGAAGGCGTCGAATTCGAAATCCACAACAACGGCGACGTTGACGAGGGCGACGAGTTCGATTGCGGGGAGTTAGTATACGCTTCGGCGGCTGATTTCCAGCTAGACCCTAATTGGCAGCTAAGCACGCTGGACGCGGCAGGCGATACGGTCAGCAAGAGCGGGCAGCTGTACCTGCAGCCGGTGCCCGCGGCCAGATCGTACGCAGTAAGCACTATTCCTTACACATTCGGGCCGGCAATGCTGGCCGACGAATCGGTGCAGGACTTGCGCCGGTCGCTGGCTGAGGACCCGCGCTGCATTTTCGTGCTGGACCCGCGCACGCAAGAAAAAACCCAAGCGACCTGGATATACGGCACAGCGGCACGCATTGACGCGCTGCGATTTAATTCAAGATCACGAATGGGCGCAATGAGATACGTTTTTGACGAAATGGTAGGCAGGGCATTATGAGCGTCGACCCAGTAGAACACGGTCGGCTGATAGAGGCAGTAGAGCGTCTCACGCGCCACATCGACCGCACGACAGCTGATCTACAGCGCACGCAGCGCGAGCTGGCTGCCAGCAGGGCGGAGTTCCAGCGCGAGTTTGCAGAAATGAAGCGGCGCTTGTCTACAGGTTGGGGGCTGTTGCTGGGCGTAGCTCTTGCTGCGGGCGCGTTCGGACAGAACGTTATTGGATTTATGAAGGAGTTATTTAGATGATCTATGTTATGACAATCGGCGCGGTGGCGCTGGTGGTGCTGGCAGTGGTCGGCGTGGGTGCAGCGTGGGGATTGTCCCGTTTGATGGACAGGGCAAACCGGCGAGCGCATGGGCGGTGGCGTGGGGCGTTGTCCGTAATAGAGTCCGAGCCGATGGCGGCTGGGATATACTACGGCTGCAGGTGGGTTGGTATATGCCTGCTTGTGGGCATGTTGTTCAGCCGTGCCGTTTGAGTTGGCGGGTTTGAGGCATAAAAAAGCCCGGCACAAGGCCGGGCGCTGATCCTGAATAATGCACCCATCTAGGGCCGCTCTTTGTCCGTATACAAAACC